CCTGGGACTGTTACCGGCCCTTTCGGGCGAGCAACAGCTCCGTCCACCAGTATAGGTGCACGGACCCACCCACGATATCGGCCATTACTGGCCGATATCTCACCCACTTGGACCGTATCTTTGAGGTCCTCAGTGAATGCCTACTACTCTCATACGGGATGTGCCTCCGGTTGGTGAACCAGAGGAACAGAGCCCTCGAGTCGTAGCATCTGCGATCTCTGCTCTTGGGAACAAGAGCTTTGAAAGCAGGCTGCCACGGCCCGAACCCCTTCCCTTCAGGGAAGGTGCGTATGAGCCCTAGCCTATAGCAGTCGTATACGTCGATAAAGACGCACGCGCCTGTGTCTAGGACAGGTGGCCCGATGGGGAGGTTAAGCGACTGAACTAATTCAGCTGCATACTCCCAAAGGCTACCACCCAGTGCTCCGAAGCTGATGATGTTATTCACCAACAGGACCCAATCTCTACGCGTTCGCAATGAACGAATAAAGAGGGGGGTTATCGTCACTCCTCCGAAAGCATGGACTCCGCACGACTCACGGTAACAACCGTAGTTTCGTGCGGGCGTCTCTTGCTCAAGGCAAGTTTCGATAATGCCGCCAAGCCAAGATGCCAATTCGCATCGAAGATCTCGTTCGGTAGCTCCATGGTCCAATGTCTCAAGTCGCTGAACTCCACCGGAATCGCTGAGGGCTTCCGCCCTAAACGAATCCAGGTGTTCGGCGATACGAGATACTGGAACTGGGTGCCATCGACTGATATCAACATGCGGACGGCTAACATGGCTTTTCTCCTGGTTAACTTCAAAACCTAGGTACTGTAAAGCATCTACCAGCGGCTCGAACAAATCAGTCTCGATGATGATATCATCACCATAGACTGAGAAGTCCTTGCTGCCGATAGCCTTACACAGAGTAGCGAAAACCAACGTCTCGATAGTAAAGGTATAACCATTACCCATCGACGAAAGTTTGTGGTAGGGGCGATAAGCCCCATCCGCATCCTTCCAGCAAGGAGATCGCGTAGCTAAGAAGTAATCCACCCACCCTCTTGGAAAGAGGAGATGGATCACATTCAAAGCCAATCGATCGCTTGCTGCTTTGAGGTCAACCGTACACATTTGACCGTGCACGGAAGCCTCTTTGGCTAAACGTTGATTCCGAGACTGGTCTGACAAATCGGTATTGAGCCGAAGTGCCAGTTTTCGCTTACAGAACGAATCGAATGCTAGCTGAAGGGCGATATTGCCTTCAGGTTCGCACGCGATAGTTCTGTGCGTTTTCCAGTTCTTAGGCACGAGTTCCACGCGGTTATGGTGGATTTTCCTGAAGTTAAATGAATAACCCCAGAACGTAGACAGAGCCTTGAGGTATGGATGCGACCTTTCGGTGGCATACATAGTTCTCTTGATCCTATCTACACCTCCACTTTTACTACGTGGATGGGCTGCGGTTGCGCCGTTAGTAATCCTAATATGCTGAGGTAACTCAGCATAAAAGGTACTGACGTCCCCTAACGTATGGGCTATGATTTCACCCATACGCGTTACTACTCCCACGATCCAATCGCTCGGATCGAGATCATAGTACCCATCCAGCCGCTCGTTAGTCGCCCTGCAAATCTCCTCAATTTCGAGGAAAGCAGCAAAAGCGACTTCCGAACACTTCTCATCAGAGAAGAGGTCGCACTTTTTGAAAAGTGCTTCCACCTGGAGTAGAGTCTTCAGTACCGCATGACCATGAAAGTCAGGGTCAAACAGACTACTAGTACTAGCCAAAGAGCTGATGCTCCTTGACCGTACATACCCAAGAATCTTGTCTGTTAAGACAGGACCGAGGGTATCAGCACTGTCTCTAACGTAGCATCGACACACGTCGTACACTACGTCCGTTGGTTCCTTCATCGGAATCCTCCGTCATGGTTGCGAAATTAACTGGGATACTCTCCAAGCTAGCGGTACGCTAGCGAGGAGACAACGATCGGAAGCCTAGAAGCGGTCATGGCGTGTCTTGGTCCCTTTCGGGAACAATTCACGTTGCGACTTCTCCGAAGCAACCTTTCGAAGGCGACGTTTCCGGGAAAACCGGAAGGTCACGTACAAGGCCACTCCTCCGAGAGGAAGAGAAAGCCCCAGAGCGATATCCAGAACGGACATCACTCAACCCAGTTTTGGCTCGACACAGACGCACCGAACTCGTCCGACGCGACGACGTCGCGGAAAAGGACGAGAACGGCAGCGATAATAGTAGCGAGATCGCTACTATCCGCTTCTAGCGTCGGGTATCGAACCTTCGCTTCCATGGAGACACGCTGCGGAGCAACCCCACCATCTGCGCCGTTCACACCTTGAACGACCGCTACCGAAAATTCGGCGATGGTTTGGTTGCCCACTGGGACCGTCCTCCGCTCAATCACAAGCTTCGGTTTCGAAGCAGTGTGAGAAGCTGAGGTATAGGTCCTAGAGTTCCCATTATCGGCGAACTCTGTGAGAGTGGCGCTTAATGACGCCATAGTATCACTCCTATCGAAGCCTCTGCGCGATGAGTGCAAGGAGATCAATCACCTTGTACCCGTCGAGCCTTAGCTTCATGTGGGGAGATGCACTCACAGTCATAGGTACTCTGCAAATGGCTGTTGCCGTGGCATTCCAAGTCCCGTCACTAGTGACGTTACTTAGATAGCTTTCGTGACTAACATGCACGCGTGAGCCAGTCAGATTGAAATCAATCTTATAGCCCCCGCATGCCTTATAGTCTTTAACAGCCAAGAGGAAAGACGCCGCTTCAAGCGCCTGCCCAACGTTCAAGAGCCAGTCAATAACGAAGGAAAGTTTTGTAACTTCCCAAGCGGTAGTGACGGGATTGAACTGAAAGGTAGGTACGTCTATGTCTGCAACTACGGTACCGCGCATGTTGATCGTCCAACTTATATCATTGGAGATCTCATCCACGATATCGGAGCCCGACATATACGACTCGTTCCAGTTACCCGTGGTTGTGAAGCCACAGGTCTGCCTGTAACGGGTGCGGCGGTCATTAGCTGCGGATAACGCTTGTTGAAGGTCACGGATGTCGTACATAAGTGTACGCCACCCGTAACGCCCTTCGAGCCATAAATCAAACAGCTCGCCGGGCTTGCGGCCTTGTGAAAGGTTCGCAAGCTTCTTCCCTACGCCGGATAACATTCGGCGTAGTTGCGTTATCTCAGCGATGAATGTCGCCGCGTCCCAACCAGACGTGTATATTGTCGAGGCGGCCTTCTGTACATAGTACTGAAGGTCAACCTCTCCAACCTTATCCACAAAATACGCTTGCTTCATCGTTGTGATGGAGGGCGTAGCAGTGTAAAAGTTGGTATACACGTTTTTCATGCCAGAGTAGCACCACCCACGGTGTCCGAGTCCCGAATGGGACTCAACCGTGAAGCGATTCCACTCTGTCATCGGAAGGAGCGCGCCGCTATTCTTCATCTCACGCCAACCAGGAGTCGTCCAACCCGCGGCGGTCGAATAACGGTAATCCTTTTCAGCGTTAAAGCTGTTAAGGACCGTCTCACCACCCGTAGCGGAGCAATCAAATGCCCCGTAACGGATAAGTTGAGCCGGAGCCGTTACTAGACTTTCTTGGGTCGGATAGACATTGCTTGGCATGCTGAGCACCTAAAGATAACAGGTCCACAAGGCCTGTGATCAATGAGTAGGGCCGATATGCCGCGTAGTGCTTAACTACGCGTGTATTTATATCCCGATGACTAACTGGCGGACAGCTAATCTCCGGTCAGCACTCGAATCGTTTTCACAACTCTCACACTCTTGCGAATGCGGTGCCGTTAGGTTTTTGTTGTGGTGGCTTTTCCTCCACCGCCGGTTACGCTCCGGCAACGAAGCTCAACTTTCGCTGAGCTACTTCGCCCCCTTCGGCGGGCGCGCGGAGGGCTCGGGCGATCGGATGGACCGGATGGACCGCGGAACAGTTCCGCCGTCAGGAATAGCCCGCGTTTTCCTGGTCGGCCGGCAAGCCGCCGGCTTTCGTGTGCGAGCCGTGGCATCGGCACCACGGTCGCCAAAGACCATGAGCCAGCATCAGTTCACCTCGTTCGTAGATCGCACGTGGGAAGACTCGATC